TGATGTTGATATTTTAAATTCTGGATCAGAGTATACAACACCACCAGAACTTGAAGTTGTTGGAGTTGGAGGAACATTTGGAACAGTTGGACAATTTGCTAGATTGGAGTCTGTGGTATCAGGAGGAAAGATAACAGATGTTAATATAATTTCTGGAGGAACAGGATATGATACTAATAATACAATTATAAAAGTAATTCCAGCTGGATCAGAATCTATCATTGGATCCCAAGTACATGAGTGGAAAATAAACTCTGTAGAACGATATAATCATGTAATAAATGAAAGTAATTCTGAATTTGTTCAAGTAAGAGCTATATCGCTAACAAATAATAATAAATTATGTTCATTTTATCCAGTTAAAAAGTATCGTCGTTTACTTAGAGATAATATTGATTCTAGTTTTACTGAATCTACCGATAATCACTCAAAAATAGTTGGGTGGGCATATGATGGTAATCCAATTTATGGCCCAGTAAGTGAAAATAACTCTGGAATTACAACATTTATGCAATCTAGTTATGAATTGGATATTATCGGTAATACTTCTTTAAGACCATCATATCAAAATGGATATTTTGTGCAAGATTATGTCTATAAGGAAAGTGGTGATTTGGATGAACATAACGGAAAATTTGTAAAAAATAGTGATTTTCCAAATGGAACATATGCTTATTTTTCAACTATAGATAATTCTACAAAAAATCCATCATTCCCATACATAACATTTTTACACCGTAACGCCACAGATGAGTTTAATTATAATATAACAAAAGTTCAATCAGATAAAATTTTAAATACTGGAGATTACAAGAGAAATGTAACTCATTTGGGTTTAAATGATACTTTTAGAAGATACCCATTACTTGAGGATTCATTAAATTCAAAAGCAAAAATTAAAGTTGATGGTATTGACTCATCAACAATAACAACAATCACTGTAAATGAATCTGGAACAGATTATAAAGTAAACGATAAGATAAACTTCAATGATCCAACCATAACTGCCAGTGTTGATCAAATTATAGGACAACCTTTAGTTTCAGTAGCAACCACAAATACCATAGTTGATAACTTAAGATTTTCCATACTTGATGGTGAAGTAACTGGTGTATCTACTATTCCACATGGACTATCTAGTGGAGATGTAGTTGAAATATCTGGAATATCATCAATTACATATAAAAATATAGAAGGAGTTAGAACAATTGGAGTATCAACGGTAACAACTGGGTTATCTGAAAATATTGGAAATCTTGCTGCCACTGGAATTACAACATTCATAGCTTTCTTAGATCCTACTGTTAATAGAAAATTTAATATTAATGATGTAGTTCAAATTAATTCAGAACAATTTTTAATTATTGATCATGATGATGTTAATAACAAATATAGACTTAGAAGAGGACATAATTCAACAACTATTGCAAATTCACACACCTCTGGTGCATTAGTTACTAGGTTAGAAACTGAGTTTACATATTCAGTTTCTAAAAAAATTGAAAATAAAAATTTAGAGTTATCTAAAGTAAAATATTTTGAGGCAGCAAAATCAGTTGGTATTGGAAGCACTACTACAAATGTTGTGGTTGGATTTGCAGGAAGTACAGCAGTTAATAAATCAATTCCACCTAGAGCAATATATTTACCAAATCATCCTTTCCAAAATGGAGATGAAGTAACCTTAGTTTCAATTGGATCTACTATTAGAGCAGCTAAAACTGCAAGTTTAGCAAATGATTTTGATTTGGCAGATTTTGATAAACTTTATTGTCTTAGATTGAATAATTTGTATGTTGGATTAGCAACTGAAAAAGTTGGATTTAATACAAATACAGTATTCTTTACATCAGTTTTAACTGTTGGTGGAGATGATAATAAGATCGAAACAATTACAGATAATCTAACTGGATCATTAAGAAGAATAAATGGAACTGTTACTGTTGCAACTGCTACAACTATAGGTCAACAACATGGAATGTCTGTTGGTGATGATTTTGAATTACATATAAAATCTGATAGAACACAAACTTTTGATTTAAGGTATAATGAAAATATTAGAAAGTTAGTTGTAAATCCAACATCATTTACAGATTCATCGATTGGAATTGGAACAACAGTATCAAAAATAACAATCAGTGATCATGAATTTGAAACTGGTGATTTAATTGTGTATAATTCAACGACTCCAGCTACTCCTTTAGTTGATAACGGAGTGTATTATGTTGTAAAAGATTCAAGAGATACCATAAGATTAGCAGAAAATGCTTATGATTTATCAGTATTTCCATATAATTATATTGGGATTGGAACTACTGGTGGAACAAACCATAAAATATCCAAAATAAATCCAAAATTATCTTTATATAAAAATAATACAATTGAATTTTTGACTTCTGATTCGAGTTTAGATGATTTCAGTATAGAATTTTATGAAGATCAAAACTTTAAATCAAAATATAATAATGATTTAATTACTCAAACTGACGCTAAGACAACTATATCCGTTGGAGATTCTTTAGCGACTGAATTTTATTATAGAGTTGAAGGAAAAAATACAAATGTAATTAAAACTTTATCATTTGCTGTAGATGAAAGAGTTCCAAATTATTCACAAATAGTAATAGTTAATTCTAAATTTAATAAAGAATTTAAAGTGACAGGAATCGGAACAAATGTATTTAAATTCAATCCAGCTGAAATTGCTGAAACTAATTCATATACATCTACAGGAATTTCTTCTGCATTTTATTCAACCAAATCTTTAGGAGAAATTGGTGGAATACACTCAATAAATGTTTTAAATAAAGGATTTAATGTTGATAAACTTCCAATAATCACATCAATCGGGACTACTAAAGGAAAAAATGCTGTATTGACTGTAGAGACAGATAAAATAGGAACTGTTAATAGTACTCAAGTATTTGAACAAGGATTGGAATTTTCTCCAGATAATACTCTAAAACCAAAAGCAGATAGTAATGTTATCCTAGAGTTAAAGAATATATTCACACTTAAAAGTATAGGAATTGTTACTGGAGGAACTAACTATACAAGTCCACCAAAAGTAATTGCAATTGGAAAACCAAATATAGTTGCACAAACCAGTTTAAATGGAACTTCAGTCAATAAAGTTCAAATTTTAACCAATGATAGTGGATTATCTAAAGATCTCAGAATTGTTCCAACTATAAACTCAAATGGAGTTGTAGTTATTGGAGCAACTACTGACAGCAATAAAACAGTTACTTTAAGTCTAAGAGCTCCAAATCCAGAGACTGGATCAGATAGTGGATTCTTTAATCAAGGAGGAAGTTTCCCATTCGCAGTAAAAGATGAAATATTTGTTGAAAATGTTAAAACTACTGATGGCAATGATGGATATAATTCTAGTGCTTACAACTATGCTTATTTTACAGTAACTGGTATTGTTACCACTGGTGGACAGGAATCTGTAAGTTACTCTCTAGTTGGACTTGGAAATACGGGAGGAACATATCAACAAGAAAATAACTTTGGTCGAGTTATCAAAAAAACTGATCTTGCAGAATTCGCACCTGAATTTGAAAAATCCTCTTTCTTTGAGAATGAAATAGTAGAAATTGTTGGTAAAAATATTTCAGGAACAGTTGCAGAAAATGGTTGGGATTCAGTATCACAAACATTAAAGGTGTTTAATGTTAATGGAGATTTTACTAAAGAAGACTCTATTGTAGGTACAATTAGTAATAACAAAGCAACCGTAACGAATCAATTTAAATTTGATTTTGATTTAAATGTAGATGCAACAGCAAATATTTTAAATAATTGGAAAACTGATGTTGGTAAATTAAATTTAGATATCCAAAGATTACATGATAATGACTACTATCAAAGATTTTCATATTCTGTTAAAGGTGATATTCCTTTTACCACTTGGAAAGATGCGGTTGATAGTTTAGATCACGTAGCTGGATTTAAAAATTTCTGTAATTTAGGAATAGGGTCAACTGCACAGCATACTTTAAATTCAGATACTGAAGTTGGTTTAGAAGTTGATATTGATCAAGAGGCTTCAGTTCATGAAAAATTCTACTATGATATGGTTAGTGAAGATACTGAAGATCCAAATTTGTCAAAATTAGTTGTATTTGATTCTAAAATCATAACTGATTATAATGAATCTAGAACTAATAAAGTTCTTTTGATAGATGACATAAGTTCTCAATTTACAGGTATAGTTACTACTACTGGTGGTGGAGTTGTGGGTGTTAGTAGTTTTAATTTATTCACTGGTGGAGATACTTTATTTCATAGAGGATTCAATCCATCTTCAGGTATATCAACAGATACTCATCAACTTACAATACCAAAACATAATTTTAACACAGGTGAAAGATTAATTTATAAACCACAATCTGGGCAATCAGCAATTGGAATTGCAAGCACTGATGTTCCTGGCATTGGTATCACTACATTATTACCATCAAGTGTTTTTGTAATAAAAATTGATTCAGATATAATACAGGTTGCCACTGCTGCTAGTTTTGCAAATGCTGGAACTGGAGTATCATTTACAAGTATAACAGGCATTGGAACTAATCACACATTGTCAGTTCCTCCAGATGATGCTACCATTAGAACTTTAATTAGTATTGATAATATAATTCAAAGTCCTGTGGGAGTAACAACAGTTATATCTGTTGGATTATCAACCGAAGTTGGAATATCAACTGATACTATCTTTTTAAGTGATGTATCTGAGATTACAGGTAAGTCTTTACTTAGAATTGAAGATGAAATAGTTAAAGTTAACTTAGTTGGTATAGGATCTACTAATTCTTTAAACATTGTGAGAGGTGAAATGGGATCAGTTGCTGCAGCACATACTGTTGGTGCAGCAGTTACAGTATTAAAAGGTGACTATAGGATTAAAGAAGGTAGAATATACTTCTCTGAGGCACCTTATGGGCCAACAGGAAGCACTGGAATTACAACATTTTCTACCTTTAATGGAAGAGCATATTATAGATTAAATTACAACACTAACAAAATTATAGATGATATATCAGATAGATTTGATGGATCTACTGATAAATTTAATTTAACCACTAGTGGAACACAATTAACTGGTATTAATACTAGTTTTGGTGTAGTTTTGATTAATAATATATTCCAAAGACCCTTCTATGGTGATGTTGGTGATATTAACCAATCTGATTATCAAATTGTAGGAACAGGACAAACTATTGATTTTACAGGATCTCCAGTTAATAAAGATTTACCTAGGGGTGGAATTATAAATGAATTCGATGTTGGTATAGGAAGTGGTTATCAAGTCCCCAGAAGAGCATTATTTAACGCAGTTGTATCAGCAACTGGAACAATTCAATCAGTTGGTATTGTAACTGGTGGTGCTGGATATATATCTTCACCACTTATTTCAATTACATCAGCTACAGGATCTGGTGCTGTTATTGCAGCATCTATAACAGCAGGTATAGTAACATCTGTAAGTATTACAAATCCTGGTAGTGGTTATACATCTTCAGGCATTTCTACAAGTTTAAACTTTATAACTGCTCCTTTACCAAGTCCATATACAAACATACCATTGGATGGTGGAAGTGGATCTGGTGCAAAAATAGATGTTGTAGTAGGAACTGGTGGTAGTATCATATCTTTTAATATGGCAGATCGTGGTATTGGTTATGAAATCGGAGATAATTTAGAGTTGACCACTTTACCTTTCCAAGTTGGAATTGGAACAAGTGTGTTCAACATAACAGTTAAGAATAAATTCCAAGATAAATTTGCAGGTTGGTGTTTTGGGCAACTATTAGAACTTGATGATTTTAGTGCACAATTTAATGGTTTCAGAAAATCATTCCTGATTACTCGTACAGTAACAAATAAAGAATACTATAGTATAGTTGCTCAAAAGGGATCAGGTGTTATATTAAAAAACAATCTACTTATATTCATAAATGATATTTTACAAAAACCAGACAAAGATTACGAATTTGCAGGTGGAACAAGAATATCATTTAAAGAGGCACCAAAGGCAGGTAGTAAATTTAAAATGTATTTCTACACTGGATCAACTGATGATTTTGTTGAGGTTGATGTCGATGAAAGTGTAAAACCAGGTGATGAATTGAGATTACAATACTTTGATAGAACATCTGAACAAGATAACAGAATAGTTTATGAATTGATTGCATCAGATACAGTTGAAACTACTACTTACGGTGGAGTTGGAATATCAACTGATGCTGACTTTAAGAGACCAACAATGTGGAGGAAACAAACAAGAGACTTAATTATTGATGGGGTAAAAATATCAAAAGAAAGAAACTATCTTGAACCACAAATACTACCCACAACAGGTATTATAAAGTCAATTGCTCCAACAGACACTAAAATCTATGTAAAAGATACTTGGTTATTCAAACAGGTAGATAATTTAGGACAAACTAAAAACGATATAAACATTGTTGGTTTAGGAACAACAGCAGTTGTTGAAAGGATTGAAAAAGTAACCTACGCTGGTGATTATGGTATTGTGGTAGGGATTGGAACAAGTGCTGTTGGTATCAATACGACTGGCCCTGCGATATTCTTTGAAATTAAACCAGATCCCACAATATTCTCATTAAGTCCAAGTGGAAATCAAATTGAAAAATCAGGTATATCAACTGGTGATTATTTTGTAGTTAAAAATACATTTATTGGTGATGGAGTTACTGGTATTAAAACTACGTCCTCTGGGCCAGAAACTGTTGGTATAGGGAACACATTCTTAGATAACGTATATTATGCTGAACATTTTGTCTCTGTTGGTTCATCTATAACAAGAGTTTTTGCTAATGTCAATTCAATTGCAGGAATAAACACAACAGGATTGTCAACACACTTTAAATTTGGAACTTACAGTTGGGGATCAATTGGTATTTCTAGAAATAATAATTCAAAGGCCTTTACTTTTCATAATCAAAACGGATTAGTGGGAATTGAAACCTCAGCTCAAGTGATAAGAACTTTACCCATGAAAACACTTTATACATAAGAGGTATAAATAATCAAAAAAATGTAAGTATCAATGCCAGCAATAATCACTGACCAATATCGTATATTAAATGCAGAAACTTTTGTAGACAGTTTTTCAGGTATTGGCACAAATAGAGTTAATAACTATTATAGTTTTTTAGGGCATCCAAATCCTAAAAATACAGATGTAAAAAATTACGGAGATTCTGGTTGGGGTAATCCTGTTCCAAATCCCATAGATGCGTTTGATCAAGAGAATTTTTATTACGATAGTATGCTTTTCTTAAAAAAAGTAACTTCTAATGATGTCAGAAGAGTGGTTCCAAGACTTGATTGGCAAACTGGAACAACATATGAGATGTATAGAAATAATTATTCTTCAACTAATAGAACACCACAAACCAAGTCTACCACCCTATACGGATCTCAGTATTTTGTAGTAAATTCTGAATTTAATGTATATTTGTGTATTAATAATGGTTCTACTCCAGATCATCCAGATGGTCAGGGATCTCAATTTGAACCAACTCATACTAATACTGTTCCTCAAGAGGCTGGCAATGGTTCTGATGGTTATCTTTGGAAATACCTATTCACTATTTCACCATCAGACATAGTTAAGTTTGTAACTACTTCGTATATACCTTTACCAAAACAATGGGGTGACACATCTACTAAAACTGTAAAAGATGCATCTGTTGACGGGAAAATTGAAACTGTGGTCATTAAAAATGGTGGATCTGGATATAGTATTGATGAAAGTGGAACAGTTGTATCAACTGGAACTATCTCTGACATTCCAATAACAGGAGATGGAACAGGTGGAACAATATCGCTTAATATTAGTAGTGGTATTATAGAAAGCGTATCTGGTGTCGTTGGTGGATCTGGATATACATACGCTTCAGTTAGATTTGAAGCTGGTAATTTTGGAGGAAAAACCCTTATACCAGGTACTGACGCAGAATTTGAGGTTGTGATACCTCCTAAAGGGGGACATGGTGCAGATATATATCGTGAACTAGGTGGATTTAGAGTAATGTTGTACTCTAAGTATGATAATAATGTTGATCATGTACCTGATTACGTTGTTGGTAATGATTTTTCTCGTGTTGGGTTAGTGAAAAATCCACTTCAATTCGGTGGAACTGACCTTCTAAATAATACGACTGCGACTAATTTGGGTGCTTTAAAGTTAAAACCTGATACTGCATCAGGACTTTCAACCTCACAAGTTACATATGCTCCAAATGATCTAATTACACAAACAGTTGGAGTTGGTTCTACTGCAGTAGGTTACGTTGCATCTTGGAATCCAGATACTGGAGTTTTGAGATATTATCAACCAGTTGGTTTTTCTACTCTTTCAACATATTCTTATAAAAAACTTGATTTTGTTGGAAGTGGTAATACTTCTCCTGTAACTGGAGGATCTCCTGAAAATTTAGTTGTTGATGGCACTTTTAGTGGAAAAACAACTACAATTGGTGGAAAAAATGTTGATTTGGGTCAAACATTTAATCTTGGAAAAGCAAGTCCAGAAATTAAAAAATATTCTGGTGAAATTATATACATTGATAACAGAGCACCAGTAACGAGAACAGCTTCACAAAAAGAAGAAGTAAAAATAGTCATAGAGTTCTAAAAAAATGCCACAAAATACCAATTTAAACG